TAATTCTGCTTTACAAAATCCTATAAAATCTTTTAGTACATTAAGCCTGTTCTGGTGCATTTCCTTTTACTTTTGTTCCGAGCATTTTAAATATTTTTGGAGCAAATCCTTTGTTGTAAGCAGCTTCGGGAACGGCTTCGGTAAATTCTTCGAAATCGCCTGATGCTAAAACGTTTCTAACATGAGGTGCTGAAATCTCACCTGCTTTTTCATGTACAGGAATTACTTTTACTCTATCACCAAACGATTGCTGTAAGGAATTACCGTAGGCTTCATCATCTACTTCGTCATCTCCTACTGCTACATACACTGTACTAACAGTTGGATTATTCTTTAAATACTTTATAATTGATTGGATTGGAGATTCATCAGTTGAAATCTTAACTGTAATCTTTGGGTTAGGTTCTGCCTTTAGGTACATATGCCAAATCATAAGCGAATCTTCAGGTGTAATACCGTCAATAGTCTTTCTGCTTATAATAATATTAACTTGTTTTATATAGTCTCTCTGAGCAAGTTCAGTAGCAGCTGCATAATGTCCTTTATGTGGTGGTTTGAATTTGCCTGGGTAGAAGCAAGGACCTGCTTCGTTAGCAATAGCTTCGGCAATTCTCTGTCCTATTTTTTTAGCATCTATCATAGTACTAATAAATATCTATCCTAAGAGTAACTTAGGTTTAGCTGCTTCGATCTCTACTACAAGCTCTTTCATATATCTTATAGCTAATTCAATTCTCTCTTTAACTAGTTTAACTTCTTCTTCATCTAACTCTAATCTAAATATAAACATCTTATAGTCATCTTGAACTCTTGGATCAAAGCTAATAAAGTCACAGAATGTAGCTTCAGCACATATCATATTAGAGATACATTGGTAGTAGTAGTTGGGTGCTACCTTTCTAAACTTAGCTGCTGTATTAATCATTCCATGTTTAAAATGGTTTGCAGATTTAAAAGGACATTTCACTTCGATAATACCTCCTGTAGTAATAATACCATCAGGAGAACCTCCATAAAAGTCTCCTGCAGGAATAAAAGAAGCTTTATCAACCTTTAAACCTGTCTTCTCTTGGTAGTAATCTATTGCTACTGGTTCTAAATCTGTACCCCAATTTAATGCAGTACCTACTGCTGGTTCTGTAACACCTCCATACAGTTCACAAACCTTTTCGAGTAAGTAAGTCTTAGCAGTTTCGCTAAAATCTCCTCTACCCATTATTTTATGAATTTCTGAGCTTGTTATTTTAGCTTTTCTAATTTCAAACCAAGCCTCTGAACGTTGTTCTATAATCATAATTGCATTTTCTTTAAAAGTAACTCACCAAATGTAAGCTGCTTTGCATGATGTAAATATTTTGTCATTTCTTCAAACCCTATATCAGATGGATCTTTACCGTTTAGTTCAATTAAGTAAACATCCTTACCGAGATTAATCAATTGTTGTGCATATTTGAGTGCTTCCTTCAAAGCATCTTTATCTAAGGCTAGGTATACAGTCTTTACATCGCTCTGTACAAGTTTCATCATCAAAGCCTTCGGTATACTTTTACCAAATAGAGGTATTGCATTACGTTTTAAAGCAATTGCATCAAAAATACCTTCACACAATACAACAGGTACCTTCCAGTTAATGAAGTACTCTAAACCCACTAGTTCGTTTTTATTACAACTAGGTGCGTTATACTTTCTTCCTGGATCTTTTTCGAAAGAGCGTGATATAAAGTAGTTTAATCTACCTCTTGAGTCGTAAGAAGGAACTATTATAGAGTTTCTATACTTTCCTACTTCACAATACCCAATATTATACTTTATAATGTCTGTATCTGTTATACCTCTACCTGTAGTGTAAGACTTAGCCTGTCTATAGGTTAGTTTTGTACTAGGTTTTACAAGAGAGACGAACTCTTTTGGTAATTCTACTACTTCGTACTGCTTATCGTCTATCTCTCCCTTACCCCCTGGGAAGTAACTTCTCATTTCAGCAATTTGAGTAGATGTAGCTTGTACTTTCTTGAGTAAAGACACTAAGTTTCTACCTTTTGTAGCAGGTTCACAGGTCCAACAATGATAAAACCCAGTCTTTGGGTCTATCTCAAGTTTTGGCTTATGATGCTTACAGAAAGGACAGTGAAATGCGTGATTTCCTTTAGTAGAAGGCTTAGATTTACCTAAGACATTATGTAAAAGCCCTAAAACTAGGCGTGAATTCTCCATTAATGTACAGTCTTTAATGAATAATGTAAGAAATTATTCTGATTATACCAAATCTTTTCTGAAGAATTTAGCAAGTACGTTGTCGTTGTAAGACTTATCTGTTAAAAGTACCTCGTTTATGCATTGGTAATGTACTTCCCAATAGGTTAATTGCTTTTTATTAAAGCAGAATTTGAGTATTTCTTTACGGAAGCTATCTGTACCTGAGTCTTTAATTTCCTGTAAGATTCCCTTGTTAGAACCCCAGTAATCCATCCAATTTGACTCAGATGTAACTAGTTTTTTAGTAGGCTTTCTACCTGGTCCGCTATATTCTGCTAGTTCTTTCTTAGTTAATTTTTTTCTAATGTTAGAATAGAGAGATTTTTTACCAATATAGAACTTTCCAGTCTGTATATTTGTAATTTTATACACAAATCCAACGCAGTTTTCGGGGAATTTATCAATAGAATCGTACTCTTTTACTGTTCCGTTCTCGTATATAAACCATTTTTTTGACATAAACTTAGGGTTTTAGCTGTCCCATTTAACGATAAATGTAATATCTGTATTTTCTGGAATAGGGTAAGGAGTTGCAAGTTTACCTACTACAAGTAGTTGATTGGCGTCATTGTATAGACCAACTGTAGTTACGTAAGGATTAAAGGCAGATCCAGTAACATTATCTGTCATTGTACCATCTGTAATAACACCCCATGTAGCTTGTCCACCCTGCGGAGCGTAATAAGGAGTGGCAGCACCACCAGTTACTGGTGTGATATATTTAAAGACGGTAGGGTTTTGAGAATAATTAAAATCATTCTCTAATACTCTACACTTTACCTCATTTTGATAAATCGTAGTCTCTGCTGTTAAGCCTAGAATAAAAGGTACCGATCCTGTTGTTGGTAATGCCATGCTTATAAATATTTAAAAAGGGTACTTTCGTACCCCTTATATATTATAGCTTTATATCAACTCTTTCTAACCAATCTTTTTCTCTTTGATGAGGCCAGAGAATTAATGTAGCTGGTACTTTGCTAGAGTTAAAAGTTACTTCCTTTGTAGTAGTTCTGCCTTTTAAATAATCGTCATGCGTTAGATCTTCTCTATAGAGTACCTGTCCATCTTCACTTTCAATTCCAAGGTAAATAAAGTCAAAGGTACAAGTGCATCGAGTTTGAGAACTTAAAGCATTCCAATCATTCTTCCAGTCTAGGTTTAAAGTTTGATCTCTCTTAACTTCGTATGCCCAGTCCATTCCTTCATTTTCTGAAGTAGTAGGTGGATCAATACCTTTAACGGCATCTGGATGTAGCTTTTTTAATCTGAAATGTATTCCTGCGTATAGTTGGTAACTCCAATGACTTCTAAAAGTTCCTAAACCGTATTCACCTAAGTCAATATCGTTATCTTCTTCCTGAAGCATATGACGTAAACGTCTTTTACTGTCGTTATCCATATCCCACCAAGCTTTCTCTACTAAACCAGCATCTTTAGTTTCATTATTAAAATCAGTCCAATGCTTAGTTCTTCCTTCTCGTGTATATTCATGCCAAACAACAGTATAGTGAGGGTGAAATAAATCGTATCCTAAAGTATAGGAACGGATAGATAGACTAATTTCATCTCCTGCAAAGTAAATATTTGGGTCATACTTATACTCTTCACAATGTTTTCCAAGAGTAAAGAAGAAGTGACCGCTAACAAAGCGAGCTGGAATTGGTTTAGTTAATTGTTCGTGATTTTCAATTCTGTGAGGGTAGAATAAGATAGTACCTCCGCCTGTAAACTTATCTGGAACCATTTTATAGGGTTCGTGATTTAAGAGCTTATTCTCTTTTGGATCATACATTCCTGCATAAGCTGTTAAAAGAGGTTTAGGAGATTCTGTAAGATCCATCATTTCTATTAATACCTCATCCCAGTCTTGTAAAAATCTATGGTGAGAATCGAGCTGCATAGTATACTTCTCTTTCTTCCACATTTTTTGAATATGGTGACGAGCCCAACATAGTCCCTTACTTTCGTTCCAAGGAACATCCATAATAGTAAAAGCGGGATTGTCTTTATATTCGTCTAAATTATCCCATTCATCATCTGTAGAGTGCTGCCAACATATACCAAACGTAAGTCGTTTTGGATATTTTGCTTTTGCAATACAATCTTTAATAGTAGGAATTAATTCAGGATCTCTATAACTTGCTATCTGTACGAAGATTTTATCTTGTTTCATAACGTTCTTTTTTAGAAGGTAAGGTTTTTATTTTAAATTTACAACTTTTTTTTATATTTTCCAGTCTATACCGGCTTTTGCTAATTCGTACTCATAATGTTCTTTTCTCCATTGTCCTACTATGGGTGAACTATTTAAGTGCAAAGCGGTTAATCCATGCTCTGCTTTAAATTCATTAAAAGTGGGTACACAGTAATCAGGATGAGGTAGCTGTAAGAAGGAGATTCCCTCTTTCCTTAGTTGAGTTATCATATAAGCTATACAATTTTGTTCTAAGAAAGGATGCGTAGCTCCTTTAGAACCGTGATTATATAGTATTTCTAGACATTTCTCGATATGATCTAAGCTATAATGAGCTTTTGTAGGATAGTAGTTTAATCCTGCATTTATAAATCTATCTACTAAGGTATCATTATCTTCATCTCTAAACGGGACGCAGTAAGCACTCCAGGTATCTCTTAGATAAGCACCTTCTCTATTAGCTATATGATTAATTAAAGCTTGAGGAGTTTTAGAGAAAAGTATATCAGCATCAAGCTGTATTAAATTATTAGATCTAGTAAAGTAAAATTGATCAAATAACTTCATTCTAAAAATAGTATGATGCTCTGCAAACCTAAAATGAGTACAAAGTTCATGATCCTTTAAAAAATCTTTCATTGCTTTTTCAGCATCTTCTCTTCTTATTATGTATACATTAGGAATATGCTCGTTTAAATAAGTGCAATCAGAATCATCAAAGCTTCCATCTTCGTGTATGACAGTATTAAAGTCTAACTTTGAATGATAAGCAAATAGCTTTATTGTTGCTATAAATAAGTTTATGTCTCTCTTACAAATGAGAGTATGTACTTCTAATCTTTCCATGTTCTATTATTGTAGTCTATTTTAGTGTAATAATCATCCGTAAGTACTTGTCGAGTTGCATAATCTACAAACTTAAAATCAGGAGCTGCGACTCTTAGGTCTGTTCCGTAATAACGTTCATCATTAAAGGAAAAGGGTCCTTCAAGAGGTATTGGATAGTAAACATTCTCTGCTTCAGATAAAAATGCAAGCCACCAAGAGTATGTACTTTGAGAAATTGCTATATTATTAAATAAGGCGCCGTATGCCATAGACATTACTGGTTCGTAGCATCTAACAATGATAGGATCGTACTCTCTAAATGCATCAAAAAATTTATAGTAGAACTCTTGATGATTAATACATCCTGGATTTGTAATAATAACTAATTTATTAAACTTTTTACTCTCTAAAATAATTTTAAAGTAATCAAAATCTAAAAGCCTGTCTTTGTTATTATCTGTAGTATAGTCTTCAAGTCTGAGAGAGATTACTAAATCATCTTTATCTATTTCTGGTCTTTCAGAGCTAATAAAATAATCTTCTCTATTAGGAGCTAATTTAAAAAACTCAAATTTACTATAATCTATACTTGGAAACCTAAACCACTCCTTTAACTGTCCTCTATAGGGTAGATATTGATTTCCGGTTTCAAAATTACCTAAAGTAACAAGCCATTTTTTATCGATATTTGGATAGGAAAGTATCTTCTGTATAGTTAGGTTATCTTCAAAGCTCTCTATCTTACCCCCTTGGAATTGCTTCTCAATATGCCAGGACATATTATCATTCTCATTCTCAACAGTCCTTGGATTTTCAGGGTAATCTAAATATATCTGATGTTTATGTTCATGGTGACCTATCTTTTCAGCATCCTTTGCTATATTAGGGAAAGCAGCAATTTCTGTTCCTTTAGGTACACTACATCTTGTCTTAAGACTAT